GACTATCTATCTCGCTCATGCTTTTATATTATCAGCTCGAGGCGATTCTGGGGCCCCTGGAGCGAGTCATCGGACGGCGGCGTGATAATGGGCGTTTTTGTCGCTGGGGCTTTCCTACGCCTAGGAGCGCGCGTTTCCTGGCCGGTTTTGGCCGGATCATATCAGGCTCGGCCGTATTCCCACATATAAGACAGTTATCGGGATCCTGGCCGACGAGCCCGCAATACTGGCAAGCATGACACCGGGGGCATATAACGAACGAATGCTCCTCCTCGTTTTTACACCATACACAGACGCTATGGGCGACGAGTTTCGGTTCCGGGACCATCGTCTTATATTCCCGATCCTTACGCGGCGTCATAATGCGCTCCTGGTATTTCTCCTGGCGTCGCCTGAGGTTGCGCGCGCCGGGGCGCGGGCTCTTTAGGCTATTTCGTTCGTCGTGTATATTCCGTCCTGTTTCCATATATATATAGTACCTTGATTACTGTTGAGGGTATCCGGGGCCTGGACGTATACGAGGTTATTCGCCGGGTTGCTTTTATCGATCAGGCTCGAGAGATCCAGTTTAAAATCGACGACTCTATTCACATCCGCGACGTAATTCGTATCAATATAACGATGATAGCCTGGAGTCGTGCCGGCCGGGTATCCGGCGGCGAGAGCGGCTGGATCGAAAAACGGGAGGCCGGGCTGGAGATCTACCACGCCGACGCGAGTAATCTTTCGGTTCCCAGAGGCGACTCCACTATCGAACACATGGCGAAAATGCATCCATAAATTCTCCAGGGAGAGCGCGTTATCCGGCTCCTGGAGCCTCATCAGGATTACGCCCGTACACCAGAACTGCTGAGAGAGCGCGGTCCTCATCGAGTATTTATAGAATTGGTTTTTTGTTCCCTCTGATCTCATGCTTTTATCTCGTTATCGTGTTTAATTATTTTGAATGCTCGCTCATCGACTACGGGACCGCCGGCGGACTGGCCGGCCGGGTTTCCGAAATTATAATAAGCGGCCGATCCCCACCATAGGTAAACGTAGATCTTAGCGTCCCAGTCAGGATTCGGTCCCTGGCCCTTCCAGGGCCGGAGAAACGGCTGTGGATCCAGAGGCTCGGGGAATTCATATATTTCGCCATACGCTCCGGATCCGGCGGAGATCTGGATCCCTGACGCCTGGGCGGTCGTTTGGAGATCATCGCTAGGGGAGTCAGATAGGCCGATATCGACTGCGATCGGAATCGTACCGCCGGCGTCTGTGTAGAACTGGACGCCATATCCGAGGAGGTCGTTTTGGAGAACGATAAGCATGTTCCGGACAATTAATTTACTCACTCGATATTCGAGCACGATACCAGGGACACCGGCTGGGGGAGGGAAATAGCCGGCCCCGCCTCCGCCACAATATAAATACATGTCGAATTGATTATCGTTATCTTTGAGCGAGTTTTTCCTCGCATTCGCAAGCTGGCCGGATTCGCTCATAAGAGCCCCATCTGGGCGGAGCCTGTTATCCTGAGCGAGTCCAGGCTGTATCCGCTCGTAATAGCCGGCGCGGACCCGAAAACGAATACCAGGACGAATCCATCCTCGTTATAGTCAGAATCGCCAGGCTGAGGGAGCGCGGGTAATAGCGAGAGATCATCAATAAAGAGTGTTCCATTCGCCGCGACGGTATAGGCCGTATCCCGGCCGGTAATTCGGCGATGTTCCCGGGCGATTTCCTCCTCGGTATATGAGCTCGTAGGGACCAGATTACTATCAGAAAATGATCCGATCATGAGACGGAGAGTAAATCCGGAGGCGGCCGCCGCGTGGAGCTGGAGAGATAAATAAAGCTCGACCACTTCTCCGAAATGAGGCCGAGTGAATCTGAGCTGGGTTACTCGCGATACTGATCCGAGGGCCCCGTTTAAATAATTGAGATCATACTCATCGAATGGGAGAGCCTCGAATGGGATCGCTTTATTCCGGGTTGCTTTATCGCCTATAATCATAGGCTCATTATATATCGGGATTATTTATTATTGGTTTATATACCCGCAATAAATGTCCATCCGTCGATATATACGAATCCAGTTCCACCACTTACTAGGTTGAGTACGCCGGCTGTCGTTACCTGGAAATTTCCTATACCTGTATCTGTGCTAGCTGGGAATCCGATCGTTCCATTCACGGGACGATATCCAGAGGGTAGTGTAGCGATAGAACCACTAGAGCCCGATACTCTTTTTACTAGACCGTGTAAGTGGACTATACCCATCGAATCCTTATAGTAACATCCTGTTTTGAATCCACCGCCGTAATCTGTCCACCCAGAATTAAACGATAAAGCCGTCGGCGATGGTTGGGCGGCCATCTCGGCACTACCAACGATTCCACTAGCTAAGTGTCTGTTCAGAATTGCGTTGTCAGATATTCCGGTTCCGTCCGCGAGGGCGTAGTCGTTATCCCATAAATACTGCCACTTTGTCGCGCTAGGTTGCTCTCCGAATGTGAACGTCTGGCCGGCGTGAAAACTCATAATTTGATCTCCTCGAGTTTAAATCCGTCGTACTCCATGACTCCATTAATGAAATCATAGCCCTGGACCTTGCCGGATTTGGTTATCGCCGCGAATATTTCTTCCAGTCCCTCGCGAGTTGGAGGGAGTGCCGGATTACCCGATTTCTCGAATGTAGGCTGTTCCTCCGGAGCTTGGATACTCCAGTTTCCACAATAGCACTTAAAGCCTTTTCGGCCATCGAAACGATCGCGAGAGGTTTCGATTCCTGAGACTATCTGGCCGTCCTTATGCGCGACGGGTTCATCGACACATCGACCCTTTAGATCGATATACCCGATTAAAACGCCCTTTTTATGAGCGTTTCGATTTTCCCCTGGTAATTTTTGGGGGTTTTGACAGTAAACGGCGATCGAGAACTTTCCGGAGGCGATAGCCCCGTAAGTCTCCCGGAGTTTTGGATCTGGGATATTTTGGATCATTCCGTTTATGAGTGAGTTCTGTACTGTCATTATGGCCCTATTTTATCACTTCCGCCGATAGTTGAGATACCGATTCGGAAATATATATTAATTGTTCGCTTTGACGTCCGGATCGTTTGACGGAATCCGCTTGTATTTATTGTACTCGAGATCCGCGTTACGAAATAGTCATCGGTATTATCCGGCTCGTCCCAGGTTATGACATCGGAGATCTGGAGCTGAGGGACCGCTTTTACGAGGAGATCATACTGATCGTCGTCCTGGCCCCGGTCCTCTGTGATGATACGGCCGATCGTCGTCGCCGCCGTCGAGTCCTGGATATAGTTATTTTTGATCTCTTTTACGTTTTCCTCGTATCCATCTCGAGATCCGACAGACGCCGCGTCCTCGACGCGAACATAGATATCATTCTGGACCTTAGCCGGCGTCGCGAAAATTTCGAGCTGAGTAAGGAATACCGAAACATCGGCCGTATTCTCGAACGTCAGTTTTGCGCTTGTGGAGAATAGGTCGGAGCTCGTCAGAGAGACGTCAGTATTTCGAGCCGCGCCGGAGCCGTCCTCGAATTCGTTCGTAGCATATAGAGAGGTCGAGGCGGATCCTATATATACCGGATCGTCCATCGTCGTTACCGGGAGCGCGCCGTAATCGTCTCGGAAATCCGGGAAAACATCGATCGATGAATTAGCCGGGATCTCGATCGCTCCGCTCGACTCCCACAGTTTCTGTTTCGCCATAACGGCCCGCGCCTGGGAATATACTTCGACGACGTTTATAATCTCGGACGCGCTGGCGGCTTTTCGCTCGAGGGTATTCTGTTTATTGAACGTCCAGGAGCTCGTATTATCGCTCCAGTTTTGGCGGTTCTGGAATGTGGCGCGGCCGGATTCGGACATGGAAATATTACCGAGTTCGGCCTCGGCAATCTCGGCGAGAGCGTCCCCGCGCTTGGATCCTTTCGCGAAATAAGCGAACGGAATAATTACAGATCCAGTATCGAGATCCATCTGAGCCGTAGTAACTCCGGCTCCCTCGAGTAGGGCCTGGATGATCTCGTCGGTCCTCATATCGATATACATGAGTTCCTCGTCGAGCGGCTGATCCATCATGAATTTAAGGAAATCGATACAGGTAAATTTCGCGGTTTTATTTTTTTCGTTGATCTCAGGTTTCCCGTCAGTCATCCCTATAAACTGAGGAATCGTCTCTCCGCCGAATCCGGCATTAATACGGATCGGCCGTTTCGGGAGAATGGATCCATATAGCGGGCTCGCGGTATTGCTGGGCGTAAACAGATCATCATGATTATCGAGTATGAGAGAGGCCGTCGCGAGCGTGATCGCCGACGTTGGCGGTTCCGCCTCCCGTTCCCATTCGATCGATAGTACGCGGTCCGAATAATCCTCATAAACGTATTTATCCCATTCCTGGATCGTGTTCGATGTTCCCTTGAGGATATCGTCGCCGCCGATCGTAGAGGTCCCGATCGTAAAGAAATCGATCCCGGCGTCATACGTCTTATTAAAAGCCATCAGGACCCGGAACGAGATCGGCCGCATAGGGCCATCGGTAAGCTGAGTAAATCGACTAGATACTGTCTGCATATTCCGGCTCCAGAGTGATTACGACCCCATCCGCGACGGATCGATTCCACTTGAGAGCCGTCTCATCCGGTAGGCTGAGAAATACCGATAAATCGGATAGGCCGAGATCCGCGTCCGTAAGCTTTAGAAATTCGGTATTTGTGATCTGATCGTTAAATATCGTTTTCAGTTCCTCGAATTGCTCGCGAGTGATCTCCGGAAATGTTACGCGCAGGGGACTACGGGTATTAAAGAAATCGACGTACAAGTTTCCGCCGAGTGGATAGTTTTTCGCCATGTTTTGCTTGAACCCCAGTCCGAGGCCGCCGACGGCGTAATTTGGGAGGGTTACTGATCGGGTCGAGGATTCTAGTATCATGCTCATATTCTTATATTATCCCAGTACCGGCTTTTTGCCATTAGCGACTCGACGACGATCGAGGGTTTTGAGAGCCCCCTCCATGATATCCGCGAGCTCAGTATCTGATCGGGCGATAATCATAGGAGCGTCGATTCTCATTACCGATTCGCCACCACCAGATCCGCCGGCTCCCATTTGAGCGGCCACTTCGCCGATCTTGGAGAGCGGGATTACTGCCTCAGGCTCGTTACCCTCTCCGATGACTGCCATAGTGGCGCGGTCCACGATACCACCCTGGGCGAGCATAGGGAGTTTAGGAACGCCGATCTCTTTACCGCCGATCCCAGGAATCCAGTCCGGAGCTTTCCATTTGAGATTTCCGATCGAGTTATTCCAGAATCCGGCGATCGCATTGAACGCGGTTTTAAATGGTCCGGAGATGATTCCGACGACGTTATTAAACGTACCCCGGATCCCATCGATGACGCCGCCGAACCATGAGCCGATCCCGGAGAATACACCCTTTACCCAGTTCCAGGCCGCCTCGAATGGCCCCTTTACGGCGTTGAATATAGTCGAGAAGATCGCGGTCCAGATACCGATAACGAATCGGAAATATGCGGATATTGCCTCGAATACGAACATCGCCGCGCCCTTGATCCAGTCCCAGACGGCCCCGATTACCGCGCCGAATGCTTTAAAGATCGCGGTCCAGATAATCAGGTTTATTACCACCAGGGCTCCGATAATCGCGAATAGAATCTGGGCGGCGAATTTGATCGCGTCGAATATTGGGAGGACGACCCCCTTTATGGAGTTCCAGATACCGATAAAGAAATCTCCGACGGCTTGGAGGCCTGTCATGATTGCGGACCATACTCCGGTCGCTATTCCGACGAGCCAGTTCCAGAATCCCTCCATCCACATTTTGAGCGTATCCCAGTTCGTGATAATCAGATAGGCGAGGCCGGCAATTAATAGAATGATAGCGACTACGGCCAGGACCACAGGATTAGCCGCCAGGAACGCGAACGCGGCCCCTACGGCTCGAATACCATTCGCCAGGAGCCCGATACCTATCAGGAGCGGTCCGATCGCCGCTACGATCCCCATAACGACGAGTATCGTCTGCTGGACCTTTGGATTCAGAGCCCCGAATTTATCGGCCCATTCGCCGATTTTATCCATTACTTTTACGACTGTCGGAGCGATAACCTCGCCGGCTTTTTGGACGGCCGTTTCGATCGAGCCCATCATACGCTCGACGGCTCCGGCGGATCCGGCCATATTCTGATCGGCCATCTTTTGAGCCGCGCCCATATCGTTAGTCGCGGCCGTATATTTATCCAGGCCCTCGGCTCCGTTTTGCATGAGAATAGCGGCCGCTCGATAGGCGTCAGTTCCGAACATGGTCGTAAGTGCGTTCTGTTTCTGAGATTCCGATAGGCCGGCTAGTTTCGTCTGGAGTTGTTCGGCAATATCGCGGAGAGGGAGGAATTTACCGTTTGCGTCCGTAAACTTGAGGCCCAGTTTCTCCATCTGAGTAGCCGCCTCTTTCGTTTGAGGGACGAGATTCATGAGCATAGTCTTTAATGATGTACCCGCGTCGGATCCCTTTACGCCGGCGTTATCGAATGCGGCTAGGACGGCGACGGTATCCTGGAGGGAATATCCGGCCAGTTTCGCGCCCGGTCCGACTTGGGAGAGTGCCATACCGAGAGACTCGACGGAGGCGGTCGAGGCGTTCGCTCCACCCGCCAGGGCGGCCGCTACGGCTCCGGCCTGACTTGCCTCCATCTGGAACGTATTTAAAGCGTTGGAAATATACCCGGCGGCGTTTCCGAGTTGGATACCGCCGGCGGCGGCGAGAGTCATCGTAGCCTGGAGAGCTCCGGCCTTTATTTGAGCGGCTGTGAGTCCACCCTTAGCGAGCTCGAGCATAGCGTCGGCGGCCTCGGCGGCTGAGTAGGCGGTTTCCGCGCCCATCTTCATAGCGAGATCTTTGAGCTCGGCCATCGATTCCTTAGGCTCATTCGTAGCGGCGGAGACTTGATTCATGGTCCGCTCGAAATCGGCGGCCGACTTGAACGCGGCGACACCGAATCCGACGATCGGAGTCGTCAGGGCTAGGGACATCGTTTTTCCGGTAGAAACGGCCTTATCGCCGAATTGACCGACTTTATCGGTTACGGACTGGACCTGTTTAGCGGCCCCCTGGACCTGAGAAACGACGGCGGCGAATCCCTCCGCCTTACCCTTGAATGTTACGAAAATATCGCCTAGATTAAACGCCATGTTTTCCCTTTTAATCTAGCCGCGAATTCTACTATTATGATATCACTTGACGGCGATCTTTGATCCCTTAGTATTTCCGAGAGCCTTTTTAAGCTGATCGAGCCCCTTGCGATCGAGCTCCGGTTTCTCGTCATAGATCCCGCGATAGTAATTCCTCTGGGCCATAAGCTGATCGACGAATGCGCGCTGTTCGGCCGGTTCTGATATGTGGGGATTCGATACGATCCGGAGCTGGCGGAGTGTTTCCTCGGCCTGGCGCGCCAGGATCAGATCCTGGAACATGACGAGATCCTCCGGGTATACGGAGTAATAGATGTAATCTTTCGTCCAGTGATACTCGGAGGCGAGGAGATCGACGGCGTTATATAGCCATTCGTCTATTGTTTGGGTGCGGCGGGTTCCGGAGTCGTCGTCGCTGAGTTCTCGGCCGCTCTCCGGCCCATGATTTTTTTTATTGAGGCGACGATCCTCTCGTAATCATTGAGCTCGAGCGCGGCCTGGACCACCTCGATAGCGTCGGCGAGCTCGAAATCTGGATTATTGAAAAAGTCCTGATCCTTGTCGGTAACGACTACCAGGAGATTTATAAAGTCGGGGAATCCGTTCGCGAGGATTTCCGGTAACTCCTCGAATAAGACGGCCATATCCTGTACATCTTTTCCCGATTTGAACAGTTGGGCCAGTTCTCCGGGGAGTGATCGCAACGCGCGTATAAATTCCGCGTAATCTTTGAGAGCTAGTTTTTTGACCTGGACCGTTCCGGCCCCAGTCTCGATATCTTTAAAATGTAATTTCTGTTCTGACATAAAATGACTCCTCCCGGGGCTCATACGTCCCTCTATGGGATTAAATTAATTAGCTTGTAGAGTCGCCGATTAAGCCGAGGAACGAACCGTCCGCCTTGCTTTCATCGACCATTCCATCGAATGTCGTTTCGATGATACGCTCGCCGTCGTTTTTAAACGGTAAGGTTACTTCGCCGCTCGAGTGCGCTTTGAAAATCGCGACGTCATCGCTGAGGTCGTTATCTTCATTCGCTACTGGGTGCAATACAAGCAATCCCGCGAGGGTGCTAGATCGTTGGCCCGCGTACTTACCGAGAGTCAGGCTTTCGCCATCTTCCGTTCCGTGAGTAAGTCCCGCCTTGAGCTGTACCAGAGTCGATTCCGCGAGAGGTACTTTCGCGCTCAGTTTTTCCCCGATTAGCCACCTTTCAGCGACGCCGGTATACTGATCGACTTTCGTCTCTTGGAACTCTGGGCTATAAGTAACTTCCACGCCGCCGATAGTATGACCGAGGTCTACACCTTTGAACGTAACGCGACATACGCCGAGTTTTACATTAAGTAAGTTTCCCATAGATTGAATGCTCCTACTTAGTTATTTTCTTCTGGATCGACCTTTTCCGTTTTGGGCGGAATACCATTACCGTAATTTTACCACAATCGGACCGCCTACAACGGAGCCGGATTCGGCCATCCCGGATATACAGATCGGCGAGCCATCCGTTACATGTCGCGCCGGTTTCGAGCACGTTCTGACAACGGATCTCCATAAACATTAATCCGTTTTCGTCTTTTTTCGGGACCAGGCCACCATCGGCCGCGTCGTGAGTATGTCTGGTAATTTGCATGATTAATCTTCCGGAGGTAGCGCGTGAAATTCGGCGACGAAATTAATAGAGAACTCGAATCGGCCCTGGGCGTCCTGGCCGAGTGGCCCGCCCTCTTGCTCGGCGTGGTTACGCATTACGCGCCAGGAGGGGAGTCGATAATCGATCATTCCATGTAATGACGTCCGGACGGCTGTCAGGAGTGCCGCCGCCTCCTCGTAGTCGGCCGATCGAGTAATTACTTGATAGCGGGGAAATGTGAGAGCGGGAATATCCCGGGCGGCCGTAAGCTGATCGCCTGGCAATCCGAAAAACGCGACGCAAGTATCAGGCTCGGCGGGTAGTTCTCCGACGAATACGTTACGGCCAGATTCATTATCGAACTCGAGCTCGGCGACTTCGCCGGCCATTTTGGACGCCATTTCATCTAAAAAACTACTCATCAGATACTCCTCTTTATTTCATTACTCATCATTAGCATAAACTTTTTGCGGAAAACATCGATATTATTCCGGACCGGATCCTCGAGATATTTACCTTTTCGGCCCTTTTGGAAATTATACTCCGGGTGCTCGTGGAGGCGCGCCGCATATTGAGAGTGGTATCCGATAACGATATCGCCGTTTACCTCCTCGACGGTCCCCGAGTTCTGGAGCGTTCCCTCGTCGTGAGGGACTTCGAGCTGTGAGAGCCTCAGGATCTCCATCCCGATATCCATAGACGCCTTATCGACGCCGCCCTCGATCGACTGCTGGAGCCCCTTTAGGTTTACGAGGACATTCCCCGCGTCTACTGAGGCGGTAATCATTACGAGCCCGCCTTATAGCTCCATAACTGGAGCATGAGCTCGTAATGGTGCGTCTGGCCGTTTTTGCCAGGAACGGGCTCGAGTTTCATTACTCGATACTGTTCGGCCTCATACGTTATACGAGACGACTTTTTTACGACTGTGGAGGGAGAGACGAAAACGATAGCGTCGATCGGCTCGCGCTCTTTTTCGGCGGTTACGATTACCTTATGCGTAAGCTGGACCCTGGCCTTAGCGGCGGTACTGGATCCGAACGCGTCGCGGCCTTGCTTATCCCGGGCCCCGGTTGGATTCTCGATCGCTATGTTTTGGCGGAGGAGGGAATTTAAACTCATAGCCTATACCATCCGGCCGAGTGAGTTCTTGATTCCTTTTAGGAATGCTCGAGCTTGCGGCGCGACCATTTTAATTAATGCTGTTTGAGATCCGCCGGCTCCATTCGCCCCGCCGCGTGAGTACGAATAATTTCCGATGGATTCCTGGGAGACGTCCGAATCGTTTCCGGTAAAATACTCGTCGCCGAGTTCCTGGATATATTGGACCTGAGCTATGACGGCCGACTGGACCGCGCGGGGAATTGATTTCAGGTACTGAGTATAGCCGGCGTCGTTCGATCGCTGGATGACGTCTTTTTGACGAGGGAATTTACCTAGCTGATAAATGCGGAAATAATCGCCGACGGCTAGGCCATCGATCGCGTCGCCCTCGTACTCGATTTCCTGAGTCAGTCGGACCGAACTTTTAATCGATCGGATTTCGCCGGCCGCGTCGCCGCTCAGTATCTCGACCACACATCGCGCGAAATAATTGTCGGCCGGACTTGCGAGATCGCTCCGGGAACTTGTATCGATAATCACGTTACCGGACAGGAGGCTAGTAACTTCGCCGTCATGTTCTGACGATACTTCGCGATCCTGGACGCCCACATAGGCGTCTATAATTTCCTCGGCTAGGGCGACCTGAGCGGCCGTCGCGTCGGCGGGGTATTGTGATTCCTTGATATAGTTTCGGAGTGTTGCCATAAGCTCATTATAGCGCAAAAAAGAAAAGACGAGTCATACATGATTTGACTCGTCTCTCCCACGTTTCCGGCGGCTAGGTTTTGCGGGTAATCATCCTGGCCTGGAGCCCCTCCGATTGCTCGGACCGTCGCTCGATTGCGATCGTATTCCGGGACATTTTTCCATCCACAATCCGACACTATCACGCGGCCGATCGATTGTCTATGAATGACTTCTCTCTTTTTCTTATCGATAAGTATATGGGGGTCCCCTCCCCTACTCCCCCGATTTCGCCTGAAAAAAAGTTTTAAGGTGTTATTTGCTTTTTTTGCAAAAAAATAGTGGGGTAGGGGAGCGAACAAAAACAGAACATAACAGGGGTGGGGAGATCGAACACGATTTTTACGAAAAATCCCCCGGGGGAGTGCCGGGGGAGTGGTATCGGGGGACTTTTCCCTATCGTTTTTCGGTATATTCTGGGGTTTTCTTTGATCCCAGTAATAAGCCTAGCTGAGGGAACTTCTGTTCCAGGAGGCGAACAATTAAATAGTACACCGCCGAGAATAATCCGGCTAGAAATGCGCTCAGTCCGGCGAGGGTTGCGGCGTCGAGCTCGATCCCCTTAGTCGCTAAAAAGCTCGCGATCGATCCGACGATTATCGGGACGATTGTTCGTACTACGCTAGTAAATAAATCACTCATATTATGATCTCCAGTTCTTAAATAATTTGTCTAAAAAGTCGGTTATCGCCTGGACGACTTTCTCCAGGGCCGACAGTCGGTTTTCGGTTTCAGTTGGTACGTCCGGCATAGGATCGACTGGATCCTCGGGATCTTCTGGGACCTCCGGATTCGCCGGCGTTCCTGGAGGGCAAGCCTTAGGATCGAGCGTCAGATCGGACGACTTGATACCGTTTGCGTTCTGCCACTTCCCGCCCTTAATTTCCTGGAACGAGTATTCGGTTAGCTGATAAGTAACTTCCGAGACGATCGTATGAGCCGAGATATTTTCGATAATATCGCCGGCCTGATACCAGACTTCCCGGCCGTCTTTCATGACCGGGCGGCCATTCTCGAGATCGATAAGCTGAGTAGCGCGGAGGACATACATCGTTTTATTTTCGTCGTCGATAACGCTATCGGCCCAGGTCGGAGTCGTAGGCTTTGGAGGCTCGACTGGAGCCGGCGGCGTCCAGGGCGTGAGGGCCGTCTGTGATTCGAGAATACCATTCGGAGCGTTCGTTTCGGTCGAGCTCTTAGTAATGAGATATCGCTTTCCGCCGACATCCACATAGGATCCGATGACGAAACTCTGGTTACGAGCGAACACGCGATCGTCCGCGAACTTGCTCGGATCATTCAGGTTATACAGGCGGAGGCCCTCGATTTGGGCGTATACCGTTCGGCCGTCGGCCGGCTTGCGATCCTTGAGCCATTGTGGGCGATTATCCACTGGAGGAGCATTGTAGGCGTTTATTATTTCAGTAGCACGATTCCAGATCGCCTCGACTGGGAGATCGGCCGGGCATTGAGTGGCGACAGTCGATACGTCGCGATGACGGATCGGACGATTTACTAGACCCTGATCGCGGAGCCATGCGACCACATGGGCGGAGTTCTCCAGGACTTGCGGATTATTATATCCGTTTCTCCAGTCTCCATGATGTTCCATAGAAATAGTTCGGAGGTTCGATTCCCAGTTACCATCACACCAGGCCGTATTCGCAAAATCGACACACTGCCAGGCGGCAACGTCCGGACGATCAGTAATAACGAGGTGCGAGCTCGCGCCTCGTGAGGCCTGATTAAATACTAGGACCGCCGATTCGGCCGATCCGACGACGTGATGATTCGAGTTACGACCATCCCGGCCGGCTCCAGGTCGTCCGACAGTAAAGTTATTCGGATGAGCTCCTCGCCATACGATGTTCGGTTTTGGTACGTTACCCATAATGTTTAGCCTCCATATTTATAGTCCTAGAATAGCACGACCGTTATCCACTACGCCATTTACGACATCCCGTAAAAGCGGAATAACCCCTCGAGGAGGGGCGGGATTTGGATCCGTTTCAGTATCTGGATCCGGATTAGGATTCGATGGAGTAGTATTCGGCCCGGTTGCGGCCGGGCCAGGCGTTAAAGACGACGATTCTCCGGAATCAGAGGAGGCCAGAGGATTATCTGTTCCGGGTATAAATGCTCCGGTAGTGGGATCGATATTACATGACTCGATATCGGCGATGACAGTCTCTCGACGATTAGGATCCGCGAAATAGCGGGCGATACATTGGAGGTATCGATTCGTCCGTTCGGATTCCGCTTTATTTTCCTCCTGGAGAGCCTTTATCGCGTCGCCGCGATCTCGGGACTGAGCTTTAAACTGCTCGAGGGCCTGGAACTGGAGGAATAACATTACGGCAATAGCGACGCCGATCAGGATCAGGAGTACCGTAGTCGAGCGGCGATATTTACGATCGGCCGACTCGATTTTATGGATAAGCTCCTGAGTAGTAAGATGATTGCTCATGCTTTTACTTTACCGTTTTCTCGATCTTTTAGTAAGGCCTGGAGGAGGCGATTTGTTTTTTCCTGGGCGGTCGTTAGGAGTTTAAGCTGTGGGGATCCCTGAGCGAGTTCTTTAAGAGTCGCGTTTTGTTCCTTGAGGCTATCGCGTTCTGTACTGACCGCGATATTATCTTTTTCCAGGCGCGCGATAGTACCGTCTCGGAGCTCGATCTCTCGCGCTTGATACGCAATAATCGCGTCTCCCCGTTTGGACTTGAAATATCCCGCAGAACCACCAGCAATTCCGACGATGGCGAGGATAGTGCCAGCGAGTGCGAATAACTCCATTTTTTATCTGCTCCGATTTTCATTACTGCTCATACCCCTTATGTTACCAGATTTTATACTGGATTCTGATCGCCCGCTATTACATTTATTACGAATTCCGTCGAATTGTCTTTCGCCTCCTGGAGGTAGTGAAACGGCTTATCGGGGCGGGAGAGATCTCGGTCCCGGAGTTGGACCGCGAATTCCTCGAGCGAGATCGGCCGCTCGGGATTAGTAAGAGAGAACGCCCGGATATATGGTTCGGGCTCGCCGTCGTCGATCTTGATCGATACGATCGTCCGGGTCGGATGTTTCGGATCCGGCTCGATGTTTATAATACGACATTTTAGATCTTGCGGTTTGTTCGGATTAGCCATGCGATTACTCCCACTGACGCCCAGAATACAGACGTCCCTATTATGATAATGCGATACCCGTCGTTATTGAGTAGCCATGTAACTATCATAACCCAGGCTCCCCAGGCGGTCGCTATCAGAAGTGCCGCGACGAGTAGTATAGTAAGACTAAAAAGCCCTATTTCGATGAGTCGTTTTGTATTTTTTGTAGCCATAATTCTATCTCCTTACTTTCATTTTCATAGTTTACCACCTCCCGGAATCGAGCGGCCGCGCGTTCGCTCATCGACCTCATAGCGTCGCGATCATACGATAATCTCCGGATGATATTTTTTAATTCCCCGCGAGGGTATTTATCCATATCGACGAACGTCCCAGGGACCAGGAGATCCGCCGCGAGCTGATTCTCATACTGAGACGGACGAGCGATCAGGATCCGCCCCATAGCATAGGCATTGTGGATAATATGGCCGAATCCGTCGCCTCCCGGTTTACTGTGGAAAACGAACATCGCCTCGGCCATTTTATCGGCGAGCTCTTTCGGACCAGTCATATTACCGTCCGGATTCTGGCCGCCGAACGATCCCCATTTAAAATCATTCAGGAGCCGGCGTAATTCGTCGTAATCCCTCTGGGCCTGTGGATACTCGCGCATGACGTTTATAAACGAGTAGATCGTTTTCTCCTCCGGGATCGGAGCCGGCGCGAATATATCCAGGTCGAATTCCTGGTGGTAAAAGATCGCATTCGCGGGCGTCATCTGTGGCGCGATCGACGCCAGGACGTTTTCGCCGGCATATTGCCACATATCCCAGTTATTCCCCATCTGGATAATCAGTTTCGCCTCGGGGTTGTATTTGGCGATCAGATCTTTAAATACGGATACATGCTGAGGGATCGACGCTATTACGAAATCGAATTTATTCTCCTTGAAAAACTTTAGCCGGGCGGCCTTGTGGTAGCTCAGGCGGCCGGGATCGATAACGAATAGAGTATCTGCTTTATCGTGGTCCTCGGCTCCGATCCGATCGATGTCCTTGTGGATAACATTTAGCCGGGGAGTACCGTCGGCCGGATAATAGCCCTGGTGCATTCCCAGGAACTGCTCGGCCGTTTGGATATTGTCATTAATGGCCCAGAATCCCTCGTGATACCATTCCATCCCGATAGGGCGATAGAGCTCCATTCCCAGGCGATCCTCGAATAGCATTACGAGCGATCGTAATAGGCTCGAATGGTGGAAATCTACCAGGACCCGGCTCATGACGCGACTCCCACGATTTGACGGTCCCACAGGCCCAGGAGCGGCCGATCGTCCAGGCGAAATCCTTTCGGAGTCTCCTCCTTATAGAAAACTCGAGCTCCGACTTTGATCTCCGGATCAACGCCCTCGCCGACGGCGTAAACGATCCCCTCGTTCGGAGCCCCCTCGATTTCGGCGTCAGGGAGCAAAATACCGGCCTGAGCGGCGGCGGTCCGGCGTGAATCGGACCGAGTTACTATTTCGATAATGACCCTACCTGGGAGCGGTTTTATTTTTGCCATTAGAACGTCCTTTCGTGCCGCGAGTTAAAGTTACGAATATGATGTATCGATAGAGCCGCTCGAGGTGGTTTTTGCATTCCTCCCATCGTTCGTATGCGGCCCAGGATCTCTCATCCCAAGTATACTCGAAATCCATTCCGTCCGGGCCAGGACTTACATATAAAACGTCGATCATCCCAGGTACTTTTCCCATTCGGCGCGGATCTTATGTTTTCCGAATAATTCGATCGCTCGTTTCCGGCCGTACATAGATATCACTCGAGCCCGCTCCTTATCCTTGAGGAGGTTATCGATATGATCCCGGAGCTCGCCGATATTATCAGATACGAATCCGGAGACGCCGTTCTCGATAATATCCGGGACCTCGAATGTTTCCTGTTCGGTAAACATAGGACCATTTCCCAGGCGAGGGCCGACTGATACGACCGGGATCCCCGTCATCATAGCCTCCATGAGTGTTAGCGTATACGACGCCGGGTAAGTGCCATGATACATATAGACGCGGGCGGTCCGGTAACGCTCGAGCTGTTCGTCGTTATTGAGCATTCCGCCCCAGTGGGCCCCGAGGTTATCATTCATCGGTCCATAGAATTTATGATGGAATCCCCGGCTCATCGCGACGAGGGCCTGGAATCCACAGAACGCGCCGCGTCGCTTGAGATCCTGGGAGAAATTGATAGCGATCGGATCCTCGCCGGTCCATCCCTGATATTCGTCCGGATCCTTATAGAATCGGATCATCGCGTCCTCGCCGATATTATCCTTGATCGTCATTTCCGCCGGCGAATAGCGAACGACTTCGAGTCCCCGCTTGCGCGCGTGAGCGAGCTCGCGTTCCCGGTCCGGTACTGACTGACCGATCGATCGCCATATTACGCGGCCGCCCTTTTTAATAAACGGCTCGAATAAGTGCCAGTTATTCGTAACGAGTTTCGTATCGTGCATGATGATGACGATATCAATTCCCTCGAGTTGTTCCGGATGGAGGTTCTCTTTCGGGTATTGCATGGATAGCTCGACGAAATGCGGATTATATGGGAGATCGGGGAGGGGAGGACGCTTTCGGTTTTCCTGGCCGCCCGGTTGCGTATACGCTCCCAGGGAGTATACTTCGTGGCCCATTTCGTGAAACAGTTTTACCTCGTCATATTCGAGGATCTCGTGGACCGATAAATATAGTATTCGTTTTTTGCTCATCGTTTCCTCCGGTTCTTACGCTCGAGTTTCCGCTTTTTCCGGAGAGCGTCCTTTTTTACTTTCGACTTTTCGGCCGTATTAAATCGTTCGCGCCTGGCCGCCCTGGATCCGATATACTTCTGGCGATATTGCTCCTGGCGATTCTCCGCTAGTGGGCTCGTAGGTTGATAGTCGATCCGGGAGGGTTCCGGGTTTTCCACAGGTTGCGCGCCTGGCATTTCGCATAGCTCGCCGAATTCCCCAGTATCGCCGCATTCATGATCCGGCAAGTGGCCCCAGGTTCGTAAATGACGTTCGACGCGGATCTGTGGTCCGAATACGCCGAGTGGATCTGATGTGCTCATCGTGGCCTCGCTTTCTCGAATGCTGATTCGATTCGTGATAGGCGGCCGGCCATTTCCTTGCCGACTGCCATTAATGAAAATTGTTCCCGGACGAGATCCTGGCCGCGTTGCGCGAACATATCCCGGACGGTCCCGCCCTTATATGCTGATCGTAGGCTGTTCCTGAGCTGTTTTACGTTCGGCTCCGCCCACTTCTGATCCCGGGTATACCATCTGGCCGAGTGGGCCATTCCGTCCAGTGGGACCATATCATAATCGAGTATATAGCCGGCGTTCGCTTTCATCATCCATTCAGGAGCCCCGCCGTAGCCGGTCGCGATAACCGGGTTTCCGGCCAGGGCGGCCTCGACGATCGGTAATCCCCATCCCTCGCCCCTATGTGGAGAAACGTAGGTATCGCCGGTAACGTGGAGCCTGGAGATATGCGTTCGATCCATGAGATCCAGGTATAAGAAAACTCGAGGATATTTCTTGAACCCGAGGCGATCCTTGAGCGCGGCGATCTCCTCGCGGATCATACGCTTATTCTGATAATCGAAATTCCGGAAATACGTTTTTATCAGGAGGCCGACATTCTCCCCCTTTTGGAATTCGCGGTAATACGCCTCCAGGAGGCCGAGGGGATTCTTACGATCGGTCCACTCGAATATCGAATAAAACAGGTGGCCGTCGAAATTAGGGAGCTCGTATGGATCCATAGAGAAATCCCGGACCGTTTCGATAGCCTGGGGATAAATACGAATAATAGCCTCAGGGACCGCCTTACGAATTGCGTCGGCGTTGGCCTCTGAGCCGGTCCAGATCTCATCCATGAGAGCGAGCCCGCGCGCGAAATCTTCCGGGACCGTATCAGTCTCCCAGAAAAAATGTCCGATATGGTACTTCCCATCCTCCATATACTTTTTATACTGATCTGGCGTCGTATGTAGAATCTTGATCCCATAGTCGCCGGTATTGTGAGTGAGAGCCTCGACGACCTGGCCGAGTGATCCGAAATCCGAGGGCTCCGTCGTATACCGGACGGCCTTAGCGATTACGTTTACGTCGGCGATGTGTAGCGCGGCGGCGGCGTGGCGATTCGCCTCCCCGTATCCTGAGTAATCGAATAGGGGCCCGCAATAAGCGACATTCATCGTTTACTCCTATGATCGGCCGTAGCATTTTCCAGGAATTCCGCGATCTGCTTTAAACACTTCGAGTCATAATATGACGCCTGGTAATCCTCGAATACATAGCGACGCCAGTTTCCGGCCCATCGAATAAATCCGATTTCCTCCTCGGTGTTTTTATTGTGGACGCTCCAGATCTTCGTTATTCCAGATTTCGACAGTCCCGCCTCGCGGATCTCGATATATGGACTGTTATCCTTGACGCCCATTACGACCATTTCTCCGCATGATCGAGTAGATCCTTTACTGTAATCTGATCGGCGAATTTCTCCAGAGCAAGCTCGCCGGCTATTGTTTTGAGCTGTTCCATAAATGGCGCGGGCGTAGCTTTAGGAACGATCATCACGCCGGCGGCGGGTGGACTAGTTTCGGGCTGAGTTTCGTTTTTTAGTCCACTTTCAGGATCTTTATTTATACGAGGCTCATCTGACCCCTGTTCTTTATTTATACGAGGACTAGACGATACTGGACGAGGAGGCTCTGGATCATTTTCGGGAGCCGCCGGAATTGATGGTTTGAATGGTGGGATCTGTGGGACATGGTGTTCGACGCCAGTCGGAGCCGCGCCGGTAATCTTTGGCTCGGGTTTGATCTCGAGCTCGCTTTTATGTTCCTCGAGGTATCTATGGCCGAATGACGTTACTTCGTATTTATCAGATCGAGGGGCGTCCGGTTTACTGTGGCGTTTCACATAGCCGGCCGCGACGAGCTGAGACATCGCCGATTTGATCTCATCGAATGATAGAGCTTTCCCATCGGAAACAGAGTCGCCTCGTAAATAAGTAAATCCGGTACGGCCGTCCTGGCCGATCTTGATCCTGGAAATATACCAGGCTTTCGATCCGACTCCAGAATATCGGAATATTTTGCTATCCATGTCGTTACACTTCCTCCACTTTTAGAAATTTACTATCGGCTCGAGCCTGGACCGGACGATCCTCCCAGGACTTGAGGATCTCGGAGAGCTGTTTCGCGGTCCTCTTGTAAGTAAACGCCTGGACGTACTCGCTCGCCTTTTTTCCGAGAGCTTTCATCTCGGCCTGATGATTATAAGCGTATCGCATTTTCGCCCGGAGATCCTTTATATCAGGAGCGACCATCGAGCCGACGTCCTGGCCCTTGAAACGATTATAGAGGGCCGGCGTCATCTCCGTAGCCTGGACCTCGAGCATATATTCGCTGTTAAAGTACGCGGAGATTCCATGAGCATTAGGGACGATCGCCGGGAGGCCGGTCGCCATAGCCTCGAGCGGGGTAATCCCGAATCCCTCGCCTCTCGATGGATATACCATACAATTAGCGCGGCCGAGTAATTCCCGGAGGCCTTTTTCATCCAGGCGGTCCCGGATAACTTCGATATTCGGATATTGAGATTTCATGATCGGGATCGGGGAGTTCTGGTGGACCGTTTTCAGGATCAGACGAACGGGCTCGTTATCCTTAAACTCCTCGGAGAATGCGGTAACGACCTCCATAAATCCCTTTCGGATATTGAATGAGTCATAGTGGATAAACGTAAACGGCTCGGAGTTTTCCACAGGGACCGGGCGATCGATGTAATAGAATTGCTCATCGTTATACCCCAGGTGGACGACCGTCGATTCGATCCCGGCTCGTTTAAATACATCTCGACACCACTCGGAGGGGACCAGGACCTGATCGGCCGCCTTGAGATACTCCGGCCAGTCCTCGGGGATCTTATCGCTCTCGAACATGGTAAATATGATCCGGACGGGTGTACGCATAGCATTTACGCCGTAGGGATACGAGTACAGTAGTCCGATCTTCTGGCCCGAATAGTTTTCCGATAAATAAATACCCTCGCGGAATAGCTCTTTTTTCAGGAGATCTCGGCTCATACCGTAGCCGTCAGGCGATGACGATACGGTTTGATAGAATATTCCCTCGCCCTTTTCCATAGCGGCCTCGGCGGCATATCGGGCATGTTTCGCGAGCATAGCGTCGATCTCCGCTTTCGTCGATTCGCGGAGTCCTGAGGCCATAAGTTTTTTGATCTTCTCGGGATCGTCATGTTCGACCACGCGGCCGAATTTGTTCGTTAGGTACATAGGACGCCTCCGATACTAGAACGACTCCAGGAATTCGCGGCTAAACTTATTACCTGGAGCCGTTTTAATATCTGAGTTAGTTTCGTTAGCCGCGACATACCATAAGCATATCATGAGGAGTTATCCCCAGTCGATACCGAGTTATCCACAATTAAAACAGGGGTCGGTCCTATCCGCCCCCGTTCTGTGGATAACGCTACGTCTTATTAATAGATGTAGAGAAATTCCGAGGCCGAGGCCGTTTTCGTCCGTTGCGAATAAAGCCCGGCGTAATTCATTTCCGATATGAGGATCGTTCCATCGCCGTTTACGCGCTCCACATAGACGACGTGGCCGTAATCGCCGGCTGTTGTCGTTCCGACGGCTCCGGCGCGCGGCTGAGAGCCCACAGACAGGCCGTAGGCTATGGCCCGGGTGTACCATGTGTTCGCATTACCGAGATCGTTCGGAATATCCGCTCGGCGGCTCTTGACGTACCAGGTACAATTCCCCGGCGCGTAATTATTGCCAGGGTATAGCCCGCCCGTAGAGCGTGGAGCGATCGTATTCACGGCCGACGGGGCGATGACAGGGGTCGGCGTTGGCCGATCTGCCAGGATCTCCGTTTCGTCCGGAATTAAAATAACCTGGCCGATGTGGATAAGATCTGGATTCGTGAGATCTGTATTTTTATTCCACAATCGGGGCCAGGTTGTACTCTGTTCCGCCGCGATCTTCGAGAGGTTATCTCCTCCGACGACCGTATATTTCCGGGGCTCGGGTTTAGCCGGCTCCGGCGTAATACTCGGGGGATCCGCCGGTTTCGTCTCTATACGTTTAATAACCGGCTCGGGGGATTTCTGGATCCACCACTGGCCGGCGTTCGATTGATTGAGACTGAGAAAATCGAGTGTATTGTTACTATTTTGAACCGCATTCGCTGGGACCGGAGTCGCCAGGATTGCCGCAACGGATAGGACCGCCGCTATCGTTAGAAATTTTACTTTTATGCTAGTTTCCTCCTTAGCTCATCCAGTTTACCATGAGCAATATTCCGGCCGTCAATATTGACAAAATGAAAAGAGCCGCTCCATCCGGCCCGGCTCTCTGTTGTTTTTTGGTCTATGATTTTTATTTTCGCCCGGTCGTTTTGGGAACATTCGGGCTGTCCTCGTCCGGCGGAATATGGGCGAGTCATCTTATGAGTACGATCCGGGTCCACCGCTCCGGATTGCTTTTATGATAGCATTAGCGGAATAAAAAAAGCCCCCCCATTTCTGGGGGAACTTTTCCACAGTCCGTATCCGGGACTATTGGCTTTCCAGGACGAATCCCTGGCGAGCGTCGTTTACGCCTGTACCGAACAGGACGTCGATCTGACCGATCGTGCTCATTGACTTCGTGTCGTATGCGCGCATGACGCGTACTGACAGGCCGGCCTCTGATTGGACCGTAGTCGCTTGAACGCCGAGGCCCGCGCCTGGGATCTCTAGGCTACGAGACGCAAGTACGAGAGCGTTCTTCGTGTAGAAGAAGTTCTGATACCACGCTGGAGAGCCCACAGACTCGACAAGCTGGCCCTCGAATACGTCAAATCCGGCTACTCGGCCCACCGTACCCTCGGTAAGAGCGCGGTTGTTAGGGATGAGCTTAGGATCGATAAACGCGTTCGCTTGGAGCAAGCCAGTAATGACGGTCGGGTGAACGTAGCCGTATTTCTGGGCGAGCTGAGGGACCTTATTAAGGCTCATGCGCTCGCGGACCTTTTGAACGCCCTTGACGTAGCGATCAGCGTCGGAGCCGGTAACATCGACGTTATCGAATTCGCTCGCGTGTGCGGCAAGCTGGCCCTCGATCTTTTCGGCTAGAACGATAACGGCGTCCTCGATGTATCCAGGGAGAGCGTCGCTCTGTTGCATAGCCTTAGTGAAATCTTCCTCGGCGAGGCGGACGTACCAGTGTTGATCGACTGTGATTTCCACGTCGTCGGCGTCCGGTTGCTGAGTTTCAGCGTCCACATGCTGAGTTTTTTGCTGGGCGACGATTACGCCTCGGCGTGGGATGTGGATCTTTTGTCCCACTTTTGCGACCTGGAGATCGCTATCTTTTGAAACGGTTTTACCCAGATTCAGGTATGAGCCGAGGAGGCCCATAGATTCGTTAGCGATTACTTCAGGGATCCAGGGTGCATTAGTATCTGTACCCATAGTGTTCGGATTAGGATTGGTAGCGGCCATAGTATTAAATACTCCTTTTTAGGCTATTGATGTGGAGTAATATCATCTTCGATCAGTCCGGCGCGCATAGCTTTGATGATCTCATCTCGGTTATCCGCGTAGAACTTAGGATCTTTGAGCTGAGAGCGTTTGAATTTGCTCGGAGCTCCGCCTCCGTCGCCACCGTTATTATTCGATGGGGTCCCGAGGTTTGGATCATTACTTCCACCTGATTTATTAAATAAATAAGCCTTGTCCGTTTTTAGAGACTCGATGACTTCATCGATACCCGATACGTTTCCGTTATCATCGATCTGGACTTTACTCCGGTCGATGAGCTTGAGAGCCGCCTCCAGATCTACCACGCCGCCCGGGACGAGTTTATTCGTCAGGGCCTGGTCGATCCGCATGTTCTTGATAGTGTCGTTCGCTTTATCGAGATCAGCTTTACGCGTCTCGGCGAGCGTCTCGAATTCCTTGTTATCCTCTAGGCGTTTCTGTTCTGCCGCCGCCGCGTCGTCCTTGAGCTTTTTAGCCTCGGCCGCTTGGTCGCGGAGTTCTTTCACGCGTGGGAGGTTCCAGAGATTCGGATTCTCGAGAACTTGCTGGAGTTGATCGGCCGATAATGATTTTAGATCGATGTTTGAGTTCGATCCGCCACCATCGCCACCACTTCCGCCACCGTCTCCGGGGTTTGGTGCTGGGTTCGGGTTCGGATTTGGGTTAGGGTTGCCCCCGCCGTCTCCGCCGTCGCCTCCTGGATTTGCGCTAGGTTGTACAGGTACTGTCATCTGATCTCCTTCCGTTTTTTACGCGGTCCGTTTCCGCTATTGGATCTATTACTTATTACGCTTGTTATTATTGTGGATAACCTGGGGATAAGTCAATAGCATTACCGCTATCTATTAAACGGATTATCGTAGGCCTTAGTTTTGGCGGCCAGTTCCGGAGATATCACGTTCGCGGCGTGTTTACAGTGAGGATGGAATAATCCCTCGGATTTCGCCTGGGCGAGAGTACCGGCGACAGTGTATCCGCCGGCGAGCTTGGATCCGGTCGGAGTATTGCCGGTAATCGATAGGATCTTCCCCTCCCATTTACGACATGCGGGGTGCTCGGTCCCATGATTCGAGATCTGGACGAGATCGTATCCATACTGGACCATTCGATTTACGAGCCCCTCATTACGAGCCTCGACGGCTTTCGTCCGGACGAGCATATTCGAGTAACGATCGAACGACCATTCCCGGCCCGATCGGTCGATGAGAGATCCGATCCCGGTATCCTCGATTTGCTTTA